CCCGCCACAGCAGCGGGCAAAGGAACGCAAAGGACGCGATTATATCGGCGCTTGGCAAGGGGCAGGAAGGGAAAGGGACGGCTATCTTCGGAAAAACCTGCGGCAACAGCTTCTGCAAAACTGTAATATTTTCACACAATATATTGATTTTGTTTGATTTCATAGGTGCGTTGAGTGAGGATTTTCCTACCTTTGTGGCAGCACAGTGGTACTTTTATCCTGCACTGAAAAGACAGATTGACAGGCATTTTTACGCCTGCTATCTCTGTCTGGCTCGGGCATCCGTGCTGTCGCCCTGTCAGGAAAGACCTCCACAAATCGCAGGAAAATCAGCATCATGACTACACGCAGCCCTTGGTTTCGCTTGCTTGCCCGTTCACTGATTGGGGTCATGCTGGCGAATCCTTTGGCCAGCATGGCGGCATCGCTTTCGGTCGATGCGGCGGCAGGCGGCACTACGCGTATTGGCGCGGCGGGCAATGGGGCATTTGTGGGGCATTTTTTGCGGTTTTTTGCATTCTTTTGGCGCGACAAGAGACTAGAAAATGCAAAAGGCTTTGTTTTTTAGTTCTTTTTTGTTTTGGTAAAACGATTAGAAACTAATGTAGATTCTCCCCCGAGGCACCAGTACGTATAATAAAATCAATAATTTGCAAGATTTATGGGGCTTTTATGGGGCATTGCTATTCTCTGGCGCTCTGATACGCCACTTCACACGCCTTCCCCGCAATCATTCTTCGGTCAGCCTCTGCGGCAAAGACTGCCGCCATGCCATTTTGTCAAGTTCTCCCAGCCGGTCGTTAGCGTCATGTTGGATACGCTCCATTTGGGCTTGCAAGGTTTGTTCGCGCTGGCGGGCTGTCGCCTGCGCCTGTGCTATAGCCTGCGCCTGCCTGCTTTCCCATTGCGCCTGATGAAGATTGGCCGTGTTGTCGCGCCATCTGTAGCTTAAGCCCGCGCCGGTTGCGAAGGCGGCGAGCAGGGCGAGGCTGGTTAGGGGCAGGTTAGGCATGGTTTTGATAGTTCTAAACAATCGCGGAAATGGTACTCGATTGTTAGCTTATGGATTGACAATCAAAAACACCAATACATACAATACACACATGAACAGCAAAGAACTTATCCGTTTGATTGAAGCAAAAGGCTGGCGGCTAGCGCGGGTGAGCGGTTCGCACCATATCTTTTGCCGTGACGAGCACGAAGGGCATATCAGCATCCCGCATCCACGCAAGGATTTAGGCATTGGATTAACTGAAAAAATCAAGAAACAGGCAGGGTTGAGGTGAGCATGAATATTTACTATCCGGTTGCCATTGAACAAGGCAGCGAAACAACAGCATGGGGGGTCGTTGTCCCCGATTTGCCGGGGTGCTTTTCTGCTGCGGATGACGGTCTCGATGAAGCGCTAAAAAACGCGCAAGAAGCCATTGCATTATGGATAGAAGAAGCCATAGCGAAGAACAAACCCGTTCCCAAACCTTCAAGCCTTTCTCTCCTTCAACAATCAGGGCAATTTGACGGCTGGATTTGGGCTGCCGTCCCGGTCGATTCCGCATGGCTAAGCGAGCAATCAGAGCGTATCAACATCACCCTGCCGCGTCGTATTTTGGCGCTTTTGGATAACAAAGCCCGCTCGGCAGGGGAAAGCCGCTCCGCGTATATCGCACAGCTTGCTTTATTGGCTTAACGGTCGATTTGTTGCAGAAATCGACGTTCACGCCGTTTCGCCGGTGACAATTTCCACCGCCTGCGCATAAAACCTGTCCCAAGTGCCCCTGTGCGGTTTGCCCGGTCGCCAGTTTCTTAGGTAGTAATCCCACGCCGCCTGTGCCTTGCCGATGGCGGGCAGTGGGGCGTGGTCTGTAAAGAGCAGCAGGCGGGCGAGTTGGCAGGCGAGGATGTCTTCTGTTTCCAGCAGGTTGGTGACTTGTTCGCTGTCGTTCGCGGCGTATTGGTTGCAGAGTTTCTGCGCAAGGTCGCGGCTTTTGCGGTGCTGGCGGACGGCGTAGGTGCCTGCGCGTTCAAATTGCCAGAAGCCGCGCGCGGGCCTTTGATTTGTTTGCGGTAGAAAAAGCGGCTTTCCTGCCAGCCGATAGCCAGTAAAAGCACTTCGGCTCGTCGTCTTGCATCAGCGCGCGCGTGGCCGCAATCAGCGACTGGAAGCTGTCGCTGTGTTCGAGCGATTCCTTAAAGCTGTATTCGCGCACCGTCAGGGTTTTTCCGCCGACTGTGATTTGCCGGTTGGGAAACAAAATATCGAGGTCGTTGCTCGCTTCTGCCCTCTCCCCCAGCCCCTCTCCCGCAGGCGGGCGAGGGGCGTTGTTCGCTGCATGCATCATCATCCCCTTACGCCAACTGGCTGAACTGGCCGAACTGGCCGAGCGCGCCGCTGGCCGGTTTGCTGGAATCCAAAAGCACGCCGCCGGTGATGGAAAGACCGGCGATTTCCGTGCCGTCGCTGATAAGCGGAAGTTCCGCCAGCGGGTCGGTAGCGACTTTGTACAGCTCAATCAGTACCGGCGCGCTGCCTTCGGCAAGGTTTACGCCCTTGTAGCGCAGCGCGACCGTAGGCTGCGGCGCGGTGAACATGCCGACATCGCGGCGCTTGGCGTGTTGGTAGCTGGCTTTGAGTGGCATGACCGGCGCGGGTGTGGGCAAGGTGAGAATTTCCACCTCGCCATAAGCGCCATTGTCGATAAGCCGGTAATGTTCGGGCGCAAGGGTTTTGGGCGGGGTGCTGCTGTCTTTTAAAATCAGGCTGGATGCGCCCATGTGCGCAAGGCGCAGGGTATCGCCCGCTACAACGCTGCCCAGGTCTTCATCGGTCACGCTTCCGGCGGGCGTGTCAATCACTTTGCCGTACAGCACCATCGCCAGATTGTCGGCTTCAATGCTGCGCAGAGTTAAGTTGACGGTCGCGCTTTTGCCGACGGGAAAACTTCTGACCAGCGCTTTTTGCCCGCTGTAACTTTCCTTGTGTTCGACTTTCTCCACGGCAAGCGCAACGGAAAACGCCGACACGTCGCCAATAAAGCGGTACTTTCCGAGTACGCCGTTAATAATGGGCGCGGCTTCGATTTTGCCTTGCCCGTAAAAGTAGGTATCAGCCATTGTGAATCTCCTTGGTCGGTTTATTCAGTGGTGCGGGGATTTTGTCGATAACGCCTGCGCGCAATAAAAACTGCGCGGTGATTGCGTCCACTTCAATGCAATCGCCCTTGTTGCAGGGATTGCCTTGGTGTTTGTGGGTGGCGGTTTGAACGGTGACGCTTACCATGTGGTTTTCTCCATGCGCGGCCAGATAAAGCGCGCTTCAAAGGCGAGCGGGAAATATAAAAAGCTGCTTTCAAAGTGAACTTCCATCGCTTCGCTGGCGCGGCGCATGACTAAATCGCCGTTGCCCGTGGGTTGCCAGCCGGACAGGGCATTTATCAGGCTGCCGAGCAATGCGCCGGTTTTGCCTTGTTTTGGGTAGTTGTCGGCGAGCAAGGTTATCCAGCGCTGCGTTACCATGCTTTTGGCGGGTGCGCCGTCGCTTACGTTATCGCCTGCGTAAATCACGAATACGGCCGGGTAGGCGGTGCTTTGCGTGGATAACTGCGCAAGGTCATAGAGTGCGGACACATGGCCTAATCCGGCCACATGATTTTTGATGCGTTCGACCAAAAGCGGCTGTAAAAACAGGTAATCGTTCATGGCGGCTTACCAGATACCCGCCCAATCGTTGCGGCCAGATGAAAACTGGATAGTGTCGCCGCCTTCAATGTCCTTGCCGCCTGCGGACAGGCCAATGGAAAGGCTGCTGCTGGCAATGCCTTTTAAGGTTTGCCGCGCTTCTTTGGCGCGTTGGTGCGCGGCGTGTTCTGGAAATTCACTGTGTAAATTGGCAAAGGCCAGTGTGCAGGCAAGGCGCTTGATAATGGCCGGTATTTCAGACAGCGGCAGTTTGTAGCGGCTGTGCAGGTGCAAATCAATTTCTGCCGAAGCATCGGCAATGGCGCGGTTTGCCACAGTGGAATCAATGGCAAGCGGCGGTTTATTGAGCTTGTCGGTGCGCTCAATCAGCGGCTGTTCGCCGTATTGCTCGATAAGGTCGGCAATGGTGCAGTAGTTCATGGCAACAGGCGCTCCCACGGCAGGGCGGTGTTCATTTCAATACCACGGCGAGCAGTTCGGACAATCCGCCAAAGAATGCGGAAAACCCGTAAAGCGAGGCGATAAACAGTCCGCCCCATATCAAGCGTCTTAGGTTTTTGGATTGCTCAAGCTGTTGCATGATGTCCGCCAATCGGCTAATGTCGATGTTGTCCATTGCTTGCCCATAGAACGTAATGGATGCCCCAAAAACCCGCCGGTTGCCGCCAGCGGGTTTTGTTTTTTCAGAGGCTTAATCCAGCCAAGCGCTTTCGATGATTTTCACGCGGTTGTAATACGCATTGTCCGCGCCGGAAGCGTTGCGCTGTACGCCTACCAAGTCCATTGCTTTGCCGTAGAGTTGCGGCGGTACCAGAATATGCGTAGGGCGTACGTCAAGCGGAATAAGCCCGTCGCCTTTGAGCTTGCGCATGTTGGTGTAGGCTTCTTCAAAGTTTGCCGCGTTCAGCGCTTTTGTTGAGCGCGCAGCGAGTTGCCAGAGGCCAAAGCCTACGTTGTAGCGGGCGCTGATGCCGAAGCGGTATTCATCGCGCATAAATACGCTTTCGTCATCGTCTTTCACCATGTGGGTGATTTTGACTTTTTCGCGTTCCTGAAAAATCAGCGGCTTGATGGCGCGTGAGCAATCGAGCAAATACCAGGCCGGGCCTTGTTTGGCTCCTACGCCGGTTTCTTTGTAGTTGTTGGCAATCTCTATGGCCGTGCCGGTACCGTCCACATTGGGAAATACCGGGTGCTTTTCATGGAAGAACGTTTTGCCGTCGTAGCACAGTCCGCCCGCGCCGCTGGCGTCAGCCGCTTCTTGCAATACTTTAAACGTCAGTTGGTCGGGATGGCGACCGGCGGCAAGCCCTTCTTCACGGAACAGCGGCGCGTAAATACCGAGTTGGTCATCGGCAAGGTCGGTGCGTTTAACACTGACCGCCGATTGATAGGGCTTGACTTCAATCTGGTAATTGCTGGCCTGCATGTTTTTAAAGGTGCGGTCGCCTATCCATTCCTGCATGGAAGGAAACGCGCCCAGCCAGCCGTAGGCGGTAAATTTGGTGGTCGTTGGAACAATGGCCGCAATGTCCTTGTATTGCGAAGGTGCCAGTGCAAGGCCGTCCTGAAAGTGTTTTTTAAAGGCAATTTGCAGGGCTTGCAGCGCTGCCGGTGTATTGATGGCCATTGTTTATTCCTCGCTGTCGGTTTTGGCGGCGGCAAATTCTTTTGCCGTCATGCCGGTGGCTTTGGCAATGCGCAGTTCCACGTCGCTCAAGCCTTCTGCACTTGGAGCGGGCGCGTGATTCGCTTGCAGTTTGGTGAGCGCGGCAACGGCGGGGGCGCTGTCCAAATAATCTTTAAAGCCCGCAAGGTCTTTATTGGCGTAGGCGCTTGCCCATTCGCGCTGTGCGGGCAGCAATTTGCCTGCTTTCAGGGCTTCGTTAATCAAGGCGTTGGCTTCGCCCGCCTGAATTTGTGCAGACAGCGCGGCGACCTGTGCTTGCAGGTTTTGCATCACGGCAACAGAGACATATTGGGCAGGGTCTGGCGCTTGATTCGCCTGTGCTTTCAGTGCGCTACAGGCGGCAATAATGGAGTCTTTATCAGCGCTTTTATCCAGTTGCAGGGCGGATGCAATGGCGGACAAGTCCGCTGGGCTTTCCTTGGTTTCGGCGGTGTTATCCGTCATGGCGGGTTCCTCTTTTGGCGGGTGAAATAAACGGCTGGCGGCCTGTACGGCCGCCATGCCGTCAATGGCGGGGTTATTGGTTAAAGCGCCCAATTCAAGGGTTTTTACAATGCCCTTGCGGTCATGTTTGAAAACCGGCGAGAAGTAACGGTATTGGCCGTTTTTAATCTGTTCTTTGGCAACCTTCGTGTATTCGGCAAGCGCCCACAGTCCGCTGCCTTCGCGCCATTCCAGCGCGTGCATAAAACCGGCAGCAGGGGCGGGCTGGCCGTTGTCTTTGGCGTGGATGGTTTGGTGTTCGTAGTCGATAACGGTCGGATTTTTGCGCCGCTTGAACTCGTCAATCAGTTTTGCCGCGTGGCTGGCGTCGATATACCAATGGGGTGATTCCATTTTGCGCCCGTCGCTGGGCTTGAACGCGCCCGCAGGCATGACTTGCAGCCAAGCAAGGCCGTTTTCCGGCGGCGGGTCTTTGGACAGCTCAAAAGCGCAGGACGCGCGGATAAGTTCGCTCATACGCCCGATTGTGGCGGCGCGTTTTTATCCTGTGCAGTGGAAAGGTTTCCGGCGGGTGGATGGCTTGACAATTAGCACCAAATACGCTAATATTTAAGCCAATGGGGACGCAATCGAGCAGCCCCGAAACCCAAAGAGGAAAACGCAATGGACGAAAAAACCCGCCTTGAACTGGACGAGCTGCACGCGCGCATTGTTAAGATGGGTGCGGAAACGGCAAAACTGAATGCCGAAGTGGTCAAGCTAGGCACTGAAAACAAATGGTATCCGCTGATGGGTGGCGCCGCCTTGGTCGGTGCTGTCATTACCGCAACTATCACCCTGACCAAACTTTTTCTATAACCCTTCAAGGAAGCCCCGCCCAAAGCGGGGCTTTTGCCTATGCGCTATCAGCCCCCCGCCCCGCAGGATTTGCAGTCCTTAAAAAACGCACTGAACGCTACCGGCAGAGAAATGGCCGCGCTGTCTTGCGTCAGTGAACAACACTGGCGGCGCTATACCGGCGGTGCCGAGCCGCGTTTGATGCCTTACGCGAATTTGTTCCACCTTGCCGCGCAGCTTGAATTGACCGATAGCGAGCAGGCACGCATTTACCGGCGCATGCGCGAGATTGGCGCGCAGCTTGCGGATTAGGCTTGTTGCGTGTTTTTGAAGTGCCTTATCAGTAGCTTGTTGACCGCGCGCTGCATGGGGTCGGTCAGTTGTTTGCCGTTTGCCTTGAGCGGCAGATAGGGGCGCGGCGGAATCGTCACTTGATGGCCTTTGCCTGCCTTGCCGCCTAGCTGGTGGATGGCGGCGTAAACGGTATGAGTACCAAGGCTCGCTTGCTCTTCGCTGAATCCGGCGACCAGTGAACGTATCAAGTGCGGCTGCCTGCCTTTGAGCATCGGGTGCGCCGCGCCGTGGCCTTTTCTGGCGCGCTGCTTTTGTGTGGCCGGGGCAAGGGCAGGCCATTTGTCGCCGCCGCCTTGGGCTTCCGTGCGGAAGTTGCGTTCGGTCTGCGCCAGCAGTTCGGCGGCTATGGCGGCCATGAGTTTTTGCTTGCCGTCCAGTACCTTGACCAGCAGGCGCAGTTGCTGTCTGGCTTCTTTGTCCTTCAGTTCCAGTTCGATGCGGGTCATGGGATTGATTCCTTGGACGGGCGGGGATAGGCTAAGGGAATGGGCGCGGCAAGTGACTCAATCAGGTAACGGGACGCTTAAAGGCAACGGGATGTAGGTTCGAATCCTACCGCCGCCCCTAGCGGTTTGGTAAGTTTCCAATCAGGTAACGGTTATTGCTGCAGCAATATTATGCAGGTTCGAATCCTGCCGCCAAGCCGTGTTTTTTATCGAATTTTCTGTATTTGCGGTTGCGCAAGCATGGCCTGAATGTCCGCCGCATCAATTTTGAATGCCGTAGCGGCATCATCAATGACCATCCCGCCATAGCTGTTGCGGTTAAAGCGCACAGGGATTTTGTAAAAGCGCCCTTGCCCGTCGCCGGTCGGAATCAGGTAAATCAGATTTTTTTCAGCACTGTCCCATAAAACGATAACGCCTTGCAGGCTTTCGGCCTTGGCGAATAATTCCGGCAGCGCTTTGAACTCATCCGCCGAAAGCGCATTGCCTGCTGCCTTGTGTCTTGCCCATTTATCGCCTGAAAACTGCCGTTCTTCCAGAAAGACAAGCCCGTTTTGCAGTTTTGCGCCCCGAGCTTGGACGGCGGCCATGTCCGCAAGCGGCAGCACGCCGAACGCCATAGCTTGGCGCTGGCCTTGGGTGGCGGGGTCAAGGGCAAGCTCAATAAAGGCCTCCCAGCCCTTGAGCCTTGCCGGATGGGTCAGTACCGACTGCACAAAATCGCGGCCTTTGGCATTGCCTAGCGTGGCGCTGGCGCGTTCCCACAAGAGCTTGTCGGTGGTATGCGCGGCCATTGGCGAGCTGTCAAAGCCTTTATCTGGCCGCATGGTTTTGGGGTCGCCTTGTTCCACCTTTACGCCCCAATCCTTCAGGCCGTCTTCTGAAAGCGCGACAAAGCGGCAGCGGCAGTTGTAGCCGTTCGGCGGGGTGATGCTGTCCAATATCGGGTCATCATGGCGGAAGGCGCGCATGTTCAGCGCGGCATGTTCGGGGCGCGTGTAAGCGTCCATTTCGGCCAGGTACAGCCAGTAGGGGTGCGTTTCGGCAGCGTCCAAGGCGGCGGCGTGGCGACCGGCCATAAAAACCGGCTTGTTTATGGCTTTAAAAAGAAAAACCATTATATTTCATTATGTTACGTGCATTATTATAGGAATGCGGCAAAAAATGGTACATGGGGTAGTACACAAATGCACTGGCCTGCCCTGTGTATTGGCAGCCGATTATGGGCGCTGGCGGTTAAGCCTTCCGCGCATCAAAACTTTTCAGACCTCCCCCGCCCTTTGTAGGCAATCGCGCTGCCGCTGTCTGGCGTGTTTCCTTGGGCGCTTCCTTGGGCGGTCTTGTTTGTGTCGCTCATCCTTCCGACTTATCTAAAAGCGACATTCCCCGCGTTGCTTTTTTTTACCCCTTTTTTCCCTATATATCCTATATATAAAAAACAGTGCTAACTTTGCTAACTTCGCTAACCATGCCCTATAACCAGCATGAATACTGGATTCTGCGGTTAGCACTAGGGCAAAAAAAAGTGCTAACCTGCCCCTGAAAAGTGCTAACCCGTAGAGGCAGATAGACGTTATCGGGCGCTGATTTGGGTTTTTCTTCGTATTGCTCGCCAACAATCGGCGACCTTGCGCGCGCCTTTTGCACCTGAAAACTTATCTATTTGCGACATTTTGCGGTCGCGCCGCCTGCCTTCCGCTCGCCCTGCGTCCGTCCGCCAGTGGCTAGGCATGTGACAGCAGGGCAAGGTCATGCGCCTATGGGGTGACAGGCGCTATGGCCTTCAGGGGCTGTTTCGGACTTATAGGGCGGTCTATACTGCTGCGCGAACGCCTACACAGCCAAGGGAAGCTAAGCCGCATGCCTACCGTTACTTTCGATACTTTGGAATTTGTGGAAACGCTGGAAAAAGCCGGTATCGAGCGCGCGCATGCCAGCGGTATTGCTGCGGCTGTGCGTGCTGCGCAAGAGGCGGCCTTGTCTGAACACGCCAAAGAGGCCAATACAGCGCGCTCCCGTGCCGTGGACAGTCTGGATAGCAAAACGGAAAACGCGCTGCTAAAGCTGGATAGCAAAATAGAACTGCTGCGTAAAGATATGGAAACAATGGGGCAGCGCCTGACAATCAAAATGGGCAGTATGTTTATTGTTGCAGTAGGGGTGCTGCTTGCTGCCATTAAGTGGATGCATTGAGCGGCGTGCCGCCTGCGGTCAACGATGGGGTGGTATTTCGCCACCCCCTTGCAATGCAGCTTGATTGTCTAGGCAGCTCGGGTAGCCGCTGCGCCATGTGCAGTGCTGGGCTTAAATGCCAATTGCAGCCCAAGCGCTTTAGTCAGGTTAAGAAAGGTTGAAAGGGTAGGGTTGCTGTTTTTGGACAGCACTTTGTACAGCCCTTCGCGGGTAATATTGGCATCCCTCGCCAGTTGGCTAAAGTTCTTTGCGCGCGCCCTAGCTACTACTTCCAGCGCATAGGCAATGGCTGCGGGCGAATCACTTTCTTCTAATGTGACATTCAAATAATTAAGTATGTCCTCATCGGTTTTCAAATAATCGGCAGAATCATATTCCGCGAAAATTTCAGTTGATTCTTCAATCATTTCTTTGCCCTCCCTCGTTTTCGGTGGAAAACTTCGCAGCAATACGGATAGCGCTTTCAATATCTTTTTTCTGGCTGGACTTATCGCCTGCACACAGCAAAATGACAGCAACATTTCCGTGCGCCATGTAATAAATGCGGTAGCCTGCCCCGCTTTTAAAACGCAACTCGGAAACCCCGTCGGCGATATATCGGGTATCGCCAAAGTGGCCTGTTTTGTGGATGGTATCCAAACGCTGCAAAATCCTTGCCTTTCCTACGGAATCGCGCAGCGAATCAAGCCATTTATCAAATGTCTTTGAGCGAATAATTTTCATGCTGCAAGCATGGCAAGACAGGCGCTATCTGTCAACTAAGTTTTACGCCTTGGGGCAGTACTCGATTCCATTCCTTGCTGCGTTATGCCGCCCGCTGCATAGGCTGCTGCGCCCTCGGGCTGTTCGCTCTCGCTAGGCGCGGCATAGCCCCCTTTTTTTTTCCTCTATTCTATAAATATAAAAAAAAGTAAGGTTTACAAGGTTTACAGGTTTACACGCCCTTGTAACCCGCATGGCTGCTGGGTTTCTCTGTAAACCTTTTGTGTAAACCTGCCCTGAAAAAAGGTTTACAGCCTATGCCTGCCTAACCCCCTCTATTGGCATAAGCCTTTGTTATATAAGTTGTTTTTATCGGCTGCGCGCTAACTGCTGCATTGGCCTGCGCTGTGGCGCTTTGGTCTAGTGTCCAATGGTCTTTTTCGGGTACAGGTATGCCCATGCCGTGCGAACTGAACAGGTAAAAACTTTCATGCTGGCCACCTATCCGCTGCGGGTGTACCGCCTTGCCTTGGCTGTTTGCAACCAAGTAACCGGCTGCTAAAGCGGCACGGACGGCGGTTTTTTGGTCATGCCCCTTGAAGACGTGCTTAAGCATTTCGGGGTGAACTAAATAATGCAGGTCGCCTTGCTCTGTATAGCGCCAGTAACCTACTTGGCTAAGAATCTGCCGCGCGTCTTTTGTATTCCAGCAACCAAAGCGGCTATTGCCATGCATGACAAAAAAAGCCTTTATGTCGGCCAATGCGCTTTGTTCCTCTTTGTTTCCCGTACCGAAACCTTCCAGCCAGGTATTGAAGCAAGCCTGTATGGCGGGCATGACTTCGCCTTGTTGCCAGCCGGTTATGCCGTATTGGCTCGCCAGTTCGCCCGCAACAATCAGCAGGGCAAAGGAACGCGCCACGCGCAGCACTTGGGCGCTGGCTCCTTCTGGCGCTAATGCCTTGGCTATTTTGTTGATTCTGTCTTTTATCTCTGCGCGCAGCCTTGGGCGGTCTTTAACCAAGCGGCGCAAGTATTCCTCGCCTGCTGCGCCGTAGTATTGATTAACGGCATGATTTAAATGGTTGGCAAGGTCGCCTTCTGTGGTGAATCCGTGCAAACAGGAAAAGATATTCCCTGCTTCAATGTCCAGAAAGCGGATTTCTTGGCCTGCGTTCGGGCTTTTGTTGAGTTCGGCCAGAATGTCTATTAAGCCTTTCTCGCCGGTAGACAGTAAAATTAAGCGCCACCATTTCACGGGGCGCGGCTTGCCTTCTTTGTCTTTGCGCGCTTTGCCCTGTCCGTTCATCAACATATAGGCCGCTTCGCCAATGTCTTTGCTGCTGGCTTGGCTGATTTCATCCAATAGCAATAATGCGTCGCTGTGCGCCTCTGCCAAGCCTTCCAGCCCGTTTGCTGTGGCGCGCCATGTGTGCAGGTAGCGGCTTGCCTTACCCCAAAGGCTCGCCGCCATCCTTGCTGCTGTTGTTTTGCCCGCGCTGGAATTGCCGCGCAAGTGCAGGGCAAAGCCGCCTGCTTCAATACCGGCCAATTCCAATAAGGGGGCGGCAAAGCCCGCACACAAGCCAAGCATCAACAAGGGATTGCCTGCGGCCAATTTGCCGATGTGTTGTTGCCAGTCGGCCAATGTGCCTGCGCTGGAAAAGGCGGGCTGTAAGGCGCTGTCGCTTTGAAATACCCGTTCTGCCGTATCGCTGTCTGTACCTACCAAACTGTCTGCTGTAATGACTTTATCGGGCAGCAGGTAATTATCGCCATGCCAGCCAAGGCGCGCGCTTGTCATTACTTCCCTGTCTATAGGGCATTGGAAGATGTGCTGTGCTAGCCATTCTTTTTGCTGGCGGCTGGATTCAAATTGAAAGCCTTTCTTGGCAAGATAAAGTGCCAGTTCCGGCGGATTAACTGCCATGCCGCGCGGTATAGCGCATTGTATCGCGCGCCCCTTTTTATCCTCGCCGCGCAACCATAAACCATAGTCACCATTGTCATCCCGTGTATTGGCGACTATTTCCAGTTTAGTAGCCAGCCGGATAGGCGCGGGGACTTTGCCGCCTTCTTTGGCTGCCGGATGAAACCATATCGCGCGTTTGCTGTATAAAACCCGTCCGCCGGTTATTTCATCATGTGAATAAATCGGGTCTTGCGCGGCTTTTTGCAGGGCGCTGTTTAGCGTGTTGGTTATCTCGGTCTCTTCCAGCCCTGTTTGCTTCGCTGCCTCGGTCAGTTGCTGCATGGCGGTTTCTGTGGGAATGCGCAGCGAGCCGCCTTGTATGCGCTGAAATAGCAGGAAGGCTTGCCGGTTCAGTTCGTTATTGCGGCCTTGCTCTGCGCCTGCCTTGGCTGCGGCGATTGCATGGCAGGCTTGTTGCAACAGGAAATAATCGCCGCTTGCGTTGCCGTCCGTGTCCCTTGGCTGCGCTGCGGGCTTGGCTTGCGCCTTGCGTTCCTTGGGCTGCTGCGGGAAGCGTGCTCTTAGCTGCGCCAGCGTATAGGGCGGCGCATCTGTTTTGTGGGCAATGTGCGAAAGGTACGGCGCGCCCTTTTGGTGCAAGAAACCGGCAAGGCGCATAACGCGGTCGCGGTTGCGCATGGCCTTGTCGCTGCCGTAGGCGTGCGCTATGGCCTCTTGCTGCGCTTCCCATTGGTCTAGTGGCAGGTCGCCTGCAAAGCGCCAGTAGGCGTGTATGCCGCCTGCGCTGGATTGCACAATGAGCGAGGGCGGCAGTGCATCGGCCAGCAGCGCGGCTTTGGTTTGCTCTGCCAATGCGGCTGCTTCTGGCGTGCCTTTGAGTTCGTCCGGCGGGTCAAAGTCGGCAAACAGTACGGGGCGCGCGCGGTCTATGGATTCTGCGCCATAGGTAGGCTTGCCCTTGCTGTTTACGGTCGGCTTGCCGTGGTTTATTTGCACAGCGATTGCATGGCCTGCCTGATTGTGGCGCAGCAGTTGCGGCCAGCATTCCGCCAGCGTGCCGACAAGGTTCCCGCCGTACCCCTTGCCGCCTTTTTCGGGGAAGTGGCGGAATATAAATTCATCGGCCAACGGGTCTAGGAAGTGCAGGAACTCATCGGCAATAGTCTTGTCTGGCTGCAAGGTCGCTGTGTTAGTATTGCCTTGTCTATATTGCAATGCCTCTTGAGCGCCCGCCTGCTTCCCCATGCGGGCGTTTTCTTTTGCGTTGTTCATTTATGCCTCCCCTGCCTGTATGCGCGCAAGCCGCGCGTTATCCATCTGCTGCAAGCGCTTAATCATTTCAGGCGAGCGCTTTAGCATGGCTTCGCTGGCTTTAATGCTATAAAGGCGGGAAAGTTCCCTTGAGCCGTCCTTGTATGCCCGCTGCGAGCGAGTAAGGCAGTCGGCAATAAAGGCTTCCCGCCAGACATTCATAACCTTTCCAGACTGCAAGGCAGCCACTACTAAGCTGTACATTTGCCACCTCCTTAAGCCGCCAACTTGCGCTGTTCATGCAACTGATTTACTAGCGCCTTGATTTCATCGGTGGACTTTCCGGCGGTACGCGCTGCGGTCAGTGTGTTTATTTCATTGGCAGGCCACGCGCTCAAGCGCGCCCCCATTTTGACGGGGCGCGGAAATAGGCCGGTTTTGATATAGGCATAAATGGTGCTGCGGGCATAGCCGGTACGCGATTTCACGTCACGGACGCGCAGCATGTTTGCAAAAGTCATTAGGCAATCCTCATAGGAAATTAAGGGCAATCTGCTATGCCACACAGCAGCAGATTACTTGGTCGGCAGATGTAGCCCCATGCGTGCCATACGATGAAAGGCTAGGTACTTACCGCAATAAACCTATTATGAGGACAATATAAGATAGTTCAAGCATTCCATAGCCTAAATGGCATTATTTTGGAAAATAATTTGCTCGGCGCTTACTTTTTGGTAACGCTGTATCGCCAAAAAAGACAATTACAGACAATTCCCGCGTATTTTGCGCTAATTGCCACGGCTTCTATTTGATTTGCCCCCGCCGCGCTCGCCAAAAGTTAAGCGCCGCTCATCGGCTTTATGCGGTTGCGTATTCTTTTTTGATAACTCTGGCGAGGTTGTGCGGCAGTTTTGGGATTGCCACCTGCAACGCAAGGGGCTTGCGCGCTTTCTTGGAAAGCAAGGCGCAATTTGCCAACTGGATAAAAGACCTTATCGAGCAATACGGCTTTGAAGAGGGTAAAGGCTTTCGCTCAAATTTGAGCAAAAGCCGCTATCGCCCAAGGCGGCTAAGGGGACGCTTTTAACTGCCGGATTTCCGGCAGTTTCCAAACCCCGCATATCCGTAGAGTTTTGCTCCCCAAAATCGGGGAACAAAGACAGACTTGCAAACCTATCAAGCCACCTTGCGCCAGCAGCAGGGTGATGGGCGTATTCCTTGCGGTTGTGGCCGCCCCTGATTGCTTCAGAATTTCCTGAAGCAATAATATGAGGGGATTAAATCACGTTATGCCGCCTGCATGGCTGCGCTGGCGGCACTCGCCAAGAATGCACTGCGCGACTGGCCGCGCTGCAAGGCGCAAGCGTCTATCTGTGACAGCAGGGGCTGCGGCAGGCTGATATTGAGGCGTACCGAACGCACAGGGCGGATGCGCGCAAGGTCTATATCCACCATTAACCAAAAGCCGCCCTGGTAATCGGGGTGCTGCTGCCACCTGTCCGGCGTGGACGGGGCGGGTATCGGCTCATTGTCTGCGCCATAGTGCGCCGTTACCGCTTCCTGCGCCGCTGCGGGTAAATCCTGCAAGTCATCGGCAGCGGTAAAGCATCCGCCCAAATCGGGAAATTCCCCGCTCCATGCGCTGCCGTCATCATGCTGTACGTACAAGGGATAAAGCATTTCTTGGCCTCCTTATTTCAATCCGGCCTGCCGCAAGATGCTGTGCGCTGTGCCTTTGGCTATTGCGCTT